AGCATTCTTTTCTGTTGTAGTGGTGAGTTGTGCTCACCCTGTCAACTGGGAGCATTGTGTTCGTGTGGACCAGTGGCTCTTGCCAGAAGTCAAGGAAGGGTATAGACTGTGGACAGGACAGACAACTCCTTATCAAAATGAAAAAGATTATCTCGACCTCCCCTCTAAATAGTTAGACGGGAGGTTTTTTTATATGAAGCCATCAGATTTTGCAAGGAAGGGATCTAAGTATCGTGACAGAACTGATGTTTTGTTTGATAAAGCATTGTCTCGTAATAATAAAGTAAATAGTTTTAAGACAGAGCAGGGTATAGTTGAGATAGGTGGATTTGAAATTACTAGGCAAACAAAAACTGCCAAGAAGACAATAAAAACTTCAAATTATTTTGACTTTGCAGATATGCGTGGAGCATCTGGAGTAGCTAGAATGAATGCTGCTAAGAGAGCATTTAATTCTTTGATGCTTGCTGGACTACGCGGTCAAAATCATATTGAGTTTACATGTAATGTTAACAACGCAAGAAACCGAGACATATACTTAGACCTTGGGGACTTTGAAAAGACTGAAGAGTTTGGGGGTCGTGGACCTAACTCAACTAAACAAAATTTTGGTACTGAGTATGAGAAGTCTCTTGCCAAATCACTTCAGGACTGGAAGGAGGGTCTTCCTGTCAAGAGATGGGCGGATCATGTCAAAACTATAACGACTGAAGTGCAGAAGAAGCATGGTGCTATACTAGAGGTAATCGTAACAGGCGAAGTGGACACCAAAAGACCTCTAGTCTTGAATGGTAAAAACGTGGTAATCTCAGTGGGTGGTGGCACCCTCACTACTGACATTGGATCTAAGGTTGCTGATATTGTTCTCAGGTGTGAGAATAGCGATGCTTATTTGTCAGTAAAGTATGGAGATACTTTATCGTTCTTTAACTGTGGTGTTGCAGGTAGTGGAAAAGCTAATTTAAAACTATTCCCAGAAACAGATTTACGTAAGGGTGAAATTCCTGATGATGGTAAAAAATATCTTGACATGTTTGGCATCGTTCACGAAGATTTCTTATCTGTCTTTGAAAAATATACTGGGAAGGATGCTGTTAGCGCATCTGTCAAAAATCATATTCGTAAAATAAGTCTTACATCATCACAAAAATCTGCATTAGAAAATTTAATTGCTAGTGGTGTTGGTAAAGGTTATTGGATGACTCATTATGATGGAGGTAAACTACACTTTCACGAAATTAATAATAAGTATTTGACTGATGCATCTACACTTACTGGTAGCACAATTGAACTTCAGTATGGTGGTGGTAATGGAAAAGCGAAGAGAATTAATATGGTCTTTGAGACTAAGACTTATGAGTTTAGTTTTAATATAAGAAGTAAGAGTGGTGGTATCTATCCTACTCACACTAACGGAGACTACTTCAAAAAGAACTAATGGCAAACGTAACTCAACTCAAACACTTAGAACACCTTGAAGATGAGATGCTGAACTACGGCATCGATGGATGTAAGGCAGCGGTATCTTTTCTGAAAGAACTTCGTAAGATGCTGGGTCATCAGGAAAATGCTGGATTCATGCAAACTAAATGGGACGGTGCTCCCTCTCTTGTGTGTGGAACAGATCCTATGACTGGCATGTTCTTTGTTGGAACAAAATCTGTCTTTGCAAAAACTGCTCCTAAAATTTGTTATGGTCCTGAAGATGTAGATCAATACTATGAGGGAGATCTTGCTGAGAAATTAAAGTATGCTCTCTTGTATTTTGCAGAACTAGGGATTGAAGGTGTCGTGCAAGGGGATTTGTTATTTACTACTAGCACACTGAATAAAGAAACTGTTAATGGTGAGCGACTGTATACATTCAGACCTAATACTATTACATATGGCATTCCAGTAGATCATCCTATTGGACTGGCAACAGGTAGAGCAAAGATTGGTGTGGTGTTTCATACACACTATACAGGAGATGATATATCTACAATGCAAGCTCGTGCTGGTGCTAAAGTTAAAGGATCTGTAGATGTTCTGTCAGTTGAAAATGATACTCCTATGAATAGGGTTGGTTTTTCTAAATCTGAGATGAGTAAGTTTGATAATCACGTATCTAAGATTGAGCGTATGTGTCAGGTCTGTGGAGATTTTCTGGATGATCTAGTTTCTAACTTTGGAACCACTGGTGATTCTAAATTTCATATCTCTTCATACATCAAACAGTTCTTTAATTCTGAGATTAGAGAGCGTCGTAATGTTGGGAACATCGATGAAACTATCAATTCATTAGTAAACTTTTACGATGCTAAGATGCAGAAGGAGTTGGCAAAAATTAAGACACCTGCTAATAGAGTGAAGAAGTGTAATCTTGTATACCAAAGTGAGAATTATTTGATTGATAATGTATATAAATTTAAGGCGATGCTTGCTTTATATAAAGAGATACAAACTGTCAAGCAAATGGTTATAGATAAACTGGATCACCTAGAAGAATTCAGAACCTTTGTTCAAACTGACAAGGGATATAAGATCACAACTCCCGAAGGATATGTTCTTCATAAGGATGGTGATATGATCAAGTTTGTTAATCGTCTTGAGTTTGCATACAACAACTTCACTCTCCAGAAATCATGGCGTTAAATTGTATCAAATGCTATTTTACATTTGGTAGGTTTCAACCACCTACTACAGGACACAAAGATAACTTTGATGGGGTGAAACGCATTGCAAATGGTCATGACTATAGAATCTATATCTCCCAAACATTTGATACTAAAGGTAAGAACCCCTTACCACCTGATCGTAAATTACATTACATGAACTTGATGTTTCCAGAACATCGTGGTAAGATAATCTCTGGACCCAAAGATCCTGTCGCTATCATGCAAGACTTGATGATGGCGGGATACAATGAGGTTATATTTTTAGTTGGATCTGATAGAGTAAATGCTATGCAGTTCTTACACAAATATAATGGCAAAGACTTCTCGTTCAGAAAGATTGAGATACAATCTTCTGGTAGTAGAGATGCTGATGGAGATACCTTTGCTATTTCTGGAACGAAGATGAGACGTGCCGCATTTGCGGACGACTTTAAAACATTTCGTTCTGGTATTCCCAGAGCATTGAATGATAAACAGTGTAAACAAATGATGTCAGAGATACAAACAAATCTACCTGCGAATTTTAAATGAAAGATTTCAAGAAACTACGTGAAGAAGCACTGCGTCAACAACAGAGGCAGGAAGAAATATTTAAAGAAGGTGATGCTGTCATGTCATCACGCACAGGAGAAAAAGGACATCTCCATAGAGTGGGTGGAAACTATGCTATCGTAATTTCTGAAGAAGGTAATATGTTTAGGGAGTGGATAAAGAATATTAGATCTATAAATAATACGAGAAGAACCTCCTTGTTAAACGATGAAGTATCAGAAGACAGTCGATAGCGTTAACAATAATGACGAGTTTTCGTCTGAGTTGATGGAAGCATATGGTAAATGGATGGGTGGAGATACCTTCCAGAATACTACCATCAGCGAAGCAGCATTTAATGGTATGGTACAGCAGTCCAATGGTGCTGAAATTGAAGACACTACAGTAAAAGCAAAGAAAGCAAAGAAAGCGGTTAAGAAAGAAGAAGTAGAAGTTCTTGAGCGCGAAGAGTATGAGATCGATGGCGAGATTTATGTCATCGAGAAAGTTAAGATGGATGGCGTTGATGACAACGGCAATACCTCTTGCTGGAAAGGATATAAGAAGCAAGGCACCAAGAAGAAAGGTGGTAAAGAAGTTAACAACTGTGTAAAAGCAGGTGTTGAATATGAAGGTGATGAACTCACTGAAAAGAAACTTGACCCCGTAGGTAAGGCAGATGCTGACATCGACAACGATGGCGATGTAGATAAGTCTGACAAGTATCTCCATATGCGTCGTAAGAAGGTCTCCAAGATCATTGGTATGTCAAAGAAAAAATGAAAACATTTAGACAACTTCGCGAAGATTGTGGCA